CGCCCAAACTATGGGCGACATTATCAATATGGGTACTGGACTCTCAAAGTATATGGACGGTGACATCGTGTTTGCATTCAACAAAGTTGGAGTCGACTCTGATCTAAAGGCATCTGGTAAAGGTGGTTCGTATATCAAAGACTCTAACTACTTTTATGTGAAGAAGTCAGGCAAACCTGTAACTTCTATGGCGAACATCTCACGTGAGCTGAAAGCCAAAATTTCTCAATATGTACCAAAGGGAGTTGAATGGAGCTAATGCTCTATAAAATTATTATGAAGAAGGTGCTAAATGTCAGTGATACATAAACTGTTTCCAACAACAGTCTTCAAAGATAACCGTGAAGTTTCATTTGAGGAAAAGGAACTTTGGGAAAAGATTATACTTGAAAACCTCGATGATGAAGGAAGAACCCAAGATTGGTTGGGATTTTCTAACATACACCATTATCCAGAGGTTTCTCATATCTATGAGTGGATAGTACAGGGCATTCGAAGATATTTAATGCACTTTAATATCTATAGTGGTGATATTGATATTAACATAACAAAATCATTCATTAATATAACACGTGACGTTGAAACTCCTGAGCATGAGCATTCAGAGAATCATATCACGTTTACATACTATCCTCATATTGCTCAAGGTATGGAGCAGAATTTAAGAGTGTTCTATGATGGTCATACGCACCCTAATGAACCATACACCCATTTATTTGAACAACTCCACGAATCAAATTTTAACTTGCTAAATTCTTTAAGTGACGTTATGCTAGTAAATGAAGGCGACTTAATTGTCATGCCTTCAAAAATGCGACACTTAACGGAACACAGAGATGGAAGAGAACCTAGCTCTACTGAGTCATTTGATGAGTCTAATATATTTGACTCAAGAATTTGTATCGCAGGAGACGTGGTCTTAACCAAACGTCAGGGAGCAAAAGGTCTTTGGCGTTTACTTAACCCTATCGAAGACTGGAGGAAGTTTGATTAATGGAAGAAGAACAGTTTGAAATTAAGCCAAGGGCAAACAGAATTTTAAAATCTGAAGCCGCAAGGAAACGCCGAAAGCAAGTAAAAGAAGTTCGCTCTGCTAAAGTAGACAAAGAAGAACGTGAAAATTACAAAGAGTTCGATAGAATGATTAAGACTTGGGGACGATTCACTTGATACTGATTGACGACTTTTTAAATGATGATGAATGGGATATCTTTAACTCTGAAGTTGTTTGGGGCGAAAAGATAAGCAATAACTTTGTTCCTGTTGATGAGCTTGGCATGAGAGGTCTTTTTGTCGAAGAAATAGTTTTAAAGATATGGAACACTTTTTCACTTGACCATAAAGATAATATGCAGTATTATGAATACTGGACGAACTTTCTAAGTCCAGACGAGCCATTAGATTGGCACATTGATAAAGATGAAGTTATGTATGAAGAATCTCAACAACTAAGCAAACCAGCATATGGAGCAGTATTATATCCTGACCATAAAGTTTCTGGAGGCTTTTTAGAGATTGAACACAGTAAGGGTGAGGTGGAGAGAATCGCACCGATGCCAAATAGGCTTGTGTTATTTCATGCTGGAGATAAATATCATAGAGTATCTCCTATCCACTATGGTCAAAGAATGACTTTGGCAACTAACCTTTGGGGGAAATTATGACACTATCTCTAGAAATACAAGTGCTTGATGATATCATGCAACGATTCCCAAAAGAGTGGAATCAAATCAACCGTCAAACGTTAATTGAAAAATTTTGGAGTGAGAAACTTGACGATGAGCTTAGTTCGGGGTATGACCTCGTTGAATACGAAGAAACGGAAGATTCATAAAAAACCTGGTTGGAAACAAGCCCAAGAGGAACATGACAAATTTCTAAATAGTATGGGTATTGATCCGAAAGGTAAAAAGAAGAAAGGTGATCAACATGTGTATAGGATGCAAGCGGAGCCGTATCAGCGCAACCAACAGAGCGTCAAAACGTCGGATGTCATCCCCACTGGATCGACTGCTAGACGAAATGGAGGAGTCAGATACACTGGCACAGAAATCGTCGGAATCGCTACAATGCACAAATCAAACGCAGTCCCTGTCCGAAGAGGAACCAATGAAGCAATAGAGATTGCCAAAATGCGTAGATAAAGAAAGGAGCTTCGGCTCCTTTTTTCATTATATAAATAGTGTATGAACGAAACTATTAGAAAAGAAGCAAATAGATTTTACTGGATAGTGAAGGGTCATCTCATCCCAGAGAGTTGGTCTGACTTCCAAACTGAACAAATCTATTATAGCTACATGAATAGAATCTGGGGCAACCACGAAGCCATAGTACACGAAGATGGCTTTGAAGAAGCATGGAAAAAAAGAAATGAGAAGATTCAACAGCTTCCTGACTGAACAGAAGAATACTCATATGGAGCATCTTGAAGACGCAGTCTTGAACGGAGGCGTCGAAGGCGCACGGCAGGCAATTAATATGTTACGCAGTATGAGAGATATGCTTGCTGGTAATTCAAAGAGTACTGTTAATAGTACTGTTAAGTGGGATGGTGCTCCTGCTATCTTCTGTGGCACTGATCCTAATGATGGTAAGTTCTTTGTTGCGAAGAAGGGCGTCTTTAACAAGAACCCTAAAGTATACAAAACACCTGCTGAGATCACTGCTGATAAAATGAATCCAGATCTAGCTGATAAGATGAAGCTTGCGTTGAAAGAACTTCCTGCCCTTGGTATCAAAGGTATTATTCAAGGTGATTTCTTATACTCTCGTAGTGATCTAAAGAATGAAACTATTGACGGAGAGAAATATGTTACCTTTCAACCCAATACAATTCTTTATGCTGTTCCTGCAGGTTCACAACTTGCGAAAGAGATCAGAGCAGCGAAACTGGGGATTGTCTGGCACACAGTCTATACAGGAAAATCATTCGAGACATTAAAAGCTTCCTTCGGTAAGGATATCGCAGGTAAGCTAAAGAAAACTAAGAATGTATTTTCAACAGACGCTAACTTCCGTGATGTATCAGGTAAAGCGACATTTACAAAGAAAGAGACAGATGCCATCACAGCTATACTATCTCAAGCTGGCAAACAGTTTAAGACTCTGCCAGCCAATGTTCTGAATGACCTATCTAATAATGACGAATTACTGAAAAGAACCAAGACTTACATGAATACATATGTAAGAGCAGAAAAGCCATTTGGTAGTGGCGGTTCTCTTGTTACTGGTCTTGTGGATTATCTGAACGCATACTTCGATAAAGAGATCGAAAGTAAGAAGTCAGAAAAGGGTAAGGAAACTTGGAGAGCAAAGAAGGCTGACATCATGTCATACTTTGGTAAACACTCTAAAGCTGACATAGCTAAAATCTTTGATCTGATGAATACAATTATTCAGGCAAAGGTAATGGTAGTTAAAAAAATGGATACCGCATCTTCGATGGGCACTTTCCTTAGAACAACTTCTGGTATTAAGGTTACAGCACCAGAAGGTTATGTTGCGATTGACCACCTTGGGTCAGCACTTAAACTTGTAGATCGCCTTGAGTTCTCAAGAGCTAACTTCAGTCCAGATGTCATCAAGGGATGGCAAAGATAGAAATCATTATAAATACTCTGATAAAGACTACAGTCTTATTATACTAAACAGAGAAATCTAGTCAAGCATTTTTTGAGAGCTCAAAATGAAAAAAATTGTATTTACATTTGGTAGGATGAATCCACCAACCATAGGTCATGAGAAACTGGCAAACAAAGTGAAGTCAGTTGGAGCTTCGGAGAAAGCAGATGTTCGTATATACCTATCCCACTCGTCAGGTTCTCGTACCAAGTCGGGAGAAAATAAAGATCCACTCGACTACGCCACCAAACTCAAGTATGCGCAAAAAGCATTCGGAAAGGCAGTATACAAGTCAAACTCTAAAGTCGTCATCCAAATCCTTAAAGAACTTGAGAAAGACGGATACACAGATGTCGTCATGGTCGTTGGATCGGATCGTGTAGCAGAGTTTAAAGGACTTCTCAATAAGTATAATGGTAAAGACTATAATTTTGATTCTATTAAGGTTGTATCTGCTGGCGCACGTGACGCAGACGCAGTAGGTGTTGCGGGGATGTCTGCTTCTAAAATGAGAGAAGCTGTGATGAAAGCTGATGGGGTAGATGCCACTTGGGTTGATTCTAAAAATAGAAAGCAACCGAGCTTTCGATCAGGTTTACCTAAAGAGATACAAAAAGATGCACAAGCAATTTGGGATATATTAAAAAGAGAGTTGAAAGAAGAAATGACAGAAGAAGCTCTGAGTATTCAGCAACGTCTTGCACGTGGTCGTGTAATGAAACGTAACGCAAAGAAGATCGCCCGCATGCGTAAGATTAAATCAAAACGTAGAGCAAGTACAGATCAGCTACAAAAGCGTGCTCGTAAGAAAGCAATCCAGATGGTTCGTAAGAAAGTTGCGGGTGATCGTGGATCAAACTACAACTCTTTGTCATCGTCCGAAAAGCAAACAATTGATAAGATGGTAGCGAAGAAAAAGCAGCAAGTTGATCGTATTGCAAAGAAGCTACTTAACAAAGTCCGTAAGAGTGAAACAGAACGTCTGTCTAAGGCGAGATCAGTAAAGAAAGAGGAAGTAGAGATGAAATCATTCTCCGACCTATTTGAAGCAACCGCAAAAGACAGAGCAAAAGATAAGATCGCTAGAGAAAAAGAACTGGATAAGGCAAAGCATGACCGTATGATGGATCGTGCGAGAACAGCCGATACTCAAAAGAAGAATCAACAGACAGAGGAGAAAGACACGCATAAAACTAAAGATGGTCGCACAGCCAAAAAAGGTTTGTGGTATAATATCAATCAAAAGAAGAAGCGTGGCGAAAAACCAAACCCCCCAGGACATCCAGATCGCCCTACAGCAAAAGATTTTGAAAAGTCGAGAGAGACTACAAAAGAGTCAACAGCAGCATATTCTAAAGCAATGGCAAAGCAGAATTATGATCGCCTTACAAAGAACGATCAAGACAAGCTTGCTAAGTTGCGTGATATGATGGCGAAAGAAAAAAAGAAGTCTAAGAAAGAAGAAGTTGAAGAAGCTAAAACTACTAGAACTTCTAGCCAATTAGCGATAAGAGATACCAACAGGCGATTTGATAGAGCTAAGAAAACTGCTAAGAAAGATGATGATAATTCAAAATATCGTACATCTAAATCTGGTAATGTGTTTGTAGGATTAAAAAAAGAAGAAGTCGGCGAATCAGCTACACCAATGCGTAACTTGAAACTTATCAATAAGATTAAGAAGTCAGGTACAGTTAAGACTGGTTCTATGAAAAAAGAATCTGGTGGTGCTGGAGAGTATGGGACAGATAAATTGCGCAAGAATTACGCAAAGGAAACTCCCATGGAACGTATGGATCCAAAGGCGGCTATGATGGATAAGGCTATTGATGCCCTTCATCGTCGTGTACAGTCAAAGGGCGATAAAGAAAGTATAGGTAGTTATGCGTTTGATGTAGCAAGATCATTTAAAGGTATTTCTTCCAGAGAACTTGAAAAAGCATATCGGGAAAAGCACAAATGAAAAAGTTTATTGAATTCACAGAAGAGAGAGTTGATGCTATCTGCGAAAACCAAGAACCAGAAGTTCTAGAGGAAGCGCAGTATCAAGGAAAGACAGTCACTCTTAATAAACCAGTTCGTGGTGGTAGCAAGAAGTTCTATGTTTATGTTAAGAACGAAAAGGGAAATGTTGTGAAAGTTTCCTTCGGCGACCCGAATATGGAAATCAAAAGAGATAACCCAGAACGAAGAAAGTCCTTCAGAGCAAGACATAATTGCGATAATCCAGGACCAAAGTGGAAAGCAAGATACTGGTCTTGTAAGAATTGGTAAGGAGATAAAAATGCCAAGTTTAGTTCAAACAATTAGAGATATGCAAGAAGCGGCTATGACAGCTCGTCAAAAGAAAGCCATTGCTGCTATCGAAAAAGATAAGAAGCTTTCAGACAGCGAGAAGTTTAAAAAGATCGACGCTGTTATGAATGAAGAAGAACAGATGGACGAATTTCATGCTCCTGGAATGGCACCAAAGCCACGCAAGAAACCAGCTCCTTCCTCTACCAAAAAGTCATTAGGTGATATTTCAAAGCGTGCAAACAAGCGTGCAAACGAAGAAAAGGCTGAATGTCCTAAGTGTGAAGGTAAGGGCTGTGATCACTGCGATGATAAGGGCTATCACAAAGAATCGGTTGAGGTTGAAGAAGCAAAGAAGTATATGGTTAAGTATACTAACCCAAAAGACCCGAAATCAGGCAGAACTAGCGGTCCATTGTCAAAAGCTGCTGCTGACAAGGCTGCTGATAAAGGCAACAAAATCGACAAAATGGGGGGTAAGTATGAAGTCCTTCCTTTTGTTGAAGAAGTTGAACTTGACGAAGATATGAAATCTGCTGCTAAAGAACTAGAAGCCTATGCACGTAAAAACGGTGGTATCGACAAAGGCGATTTCATGAAAGCTGCGGTAATGATGAAGCGTGGACAAAAACCTCAGTTGAGCAAATTTGTAGACGATCTGGATACTGAGCCACGTGAAAAGATTCTATCAGTAATGAACAAACATATGAAAGAAGAATTTGAGATCAACGAAGATGTAGACTCACTAGCAAAAGACTTTGAAGCTCGTTTGAAGAAGCAGGGTTACTCTTCACGCACACAAGATCGTGAGCGTATGGCAACGCTGGCGAAAGCTAAGAAACAAGGAATGAATGCAATGCAGATGAAGCAACTAGATGGTAAGATGAACGCTATTATGAATAAGATGGATGAGGCGGCAGTTGTTGATACGCAAGCGACTCATTCTATGGATCTGCTTGATACAGTAAATGCTATCCTTATGGGTAGACGTGATGAGCTAGATGAAGCTAAAATGGACAAAGTCGATAAGAAAGCTTTGAAGAAAGACTACGACGATCGCAAAGACAAGGACATCGACAATGACGGTGACGAAGACGATTCTGATGAGTATCTTCATAATAAACGCAAAGCGGTGTCTAAAGCCATTGATAAGAAAGACGATGCTCCAAAGAAAAAGGCGAAGAAGCCTGAAGGTAAGGCAGAACCAGTAGATGTCGAACCTACTCTTGGTGAATCTGAAATGTCTGATTCTGAAGAGAAAAAGCGTGAAGAGATTGTTATGAAACTCAAGTCTAAGAAAGATGAGTTTAAGAAGAAATACGGCGACCGTTGGGAAAAGGTCATGTATGCAACTGCCACCAAAATGGCTATGAAAAAATAACTAAATAGTATAGAAACTAAGGAGAAAACCATGGCACAATGGACTATGACAGACGAAGCAGCTGGCGCTCCCAATTATGCGAACAATATTCTTAATGTAACTGGACCGTCAACAGCTATCTATGAAAACGTAACAGAAGATGCTTTTGTAACTGATGTTAAAGTAGGTGTATTCGGCGTATCAGCGGACGAAATGGCTTATGCTAACACAG